GTGCTCGACGTACTACGGGGCGAGCGTGCAGGTAATACTGATTCTGCCAGTATCTCACTTGATAACGCCATACTATTCCATTGCCTGTGGATCTGTGTCTTGCTTTGTTATTTGGGATGATCATTGTGACTATTGGCAGTGCCTTACCCCTGCGTATAGCACCCCTACCGTCTTTATACCCACCCCTATTTGAAACGGGGGTTTCGCCATGTTGTGCGGACATAGGTGCGGTCTTGCTTTCTACCGTTGCACGCTCTACACATTGACTGGAGGTTGTGTATGTCGTGGTTTGGTGGGTCTTGTGGGATGATGTGGTCGATTGTCCAGTCGCTGCCGTCTAGTTCTTTGTTGCATGTTGCGCAGATTGGTTCGAGTATTGTTTTTGCGTAGGCTCGTGCTTTTGACCATTCGAGTGATTGGTGCCATTCAGCCATGGGTGTCTACTATTCGTTCTGCTAGGACGATGATGTTTTTGTTTGGTTTGGCGTTTACTAGGTTGTCGTGGAGTATTACGCAGAGTATTGGTTTTAGGTTGTTGAAGTCGGCTGACCAGTCTAGGTTGCGATCCATTAATAGTCCTAGTGCGTTTAGTATGACTGTCCGGGCGGCTTCGATGTTAGTTGCTTTCATTCTTTAGTCTTTCAACGTCGCGTTTCATTTGGTCGAGCATTAGTCTGTCGGTTCGTTTTGCCCAGTCGTGTAGGTCTGTGAGTTTGTGGTCTAGTTTCCATAGGTGTTGTCTGATACCTGTTAGGGCGGCTTCGGCGATGTCTAGGCGCATTTCTAGGGTCATTTCGTCGTCGATTGGCATGTCGCCGTGGTTGCAGTAGTCGCATCCGCAGTAGTTAGTCATTTTGGTTGTCCTTTAGCATTTTGATGTAGATGTGGCATTGGCATTTGTCTGCCCATGCGTGGGTGTTGTCGCACCATTCGATTATTTCGTCGATTACGGTTTCGCGTTCTTGTATGCGTCCTTGTAGTCGGTAGTAGTTGCGGACTAGTTCGCCGGGTGAGCAGCAGTGTTTTGGGTTTAGGTCTAGGTCGCACATTAGTTGGTGCCTTTGTTGATTGAGTAGCCGAGTAGTGCTATTCCTGCCCATAGTAGTGCTGCGGCTGGTTCGCCGATTAGTAGTGATGTTGGGATTGTGATTGCTGCGACGATTAGTGGTGCGTGCCATGTTTTCATTGTGTTGCCTTTCTGTGTGTTTGTAGTTTATAGCCGTTTTGTTGTGTGTGGTGGGTTTGTTATCTGATTGTTATTTGTCTTGTTTTACGAGTATTGGGTAGCGTTCGACGTAGATGTTGCTGATTAGTCTTTTGCCGCAGTTTGAGCATTGGTAGCGTTGTGCTTTGCCTTGTGCGGTTGCTTTTAGTCCGTCTTTGTTTAGGTCGTTTGATCCGCAGTTGGTGCATGTGTATTGGCTGGGTTTTGACATGCTTGGGTGGTTGTTGATCCATGGTAGAAGGATTTGGTAGAGGTCGATTAGCAGGTTTACATCTTGGATTTGATATTCCTTCATTTCAGCCCATGCTTTGTTGTTTCCTGCCATGCAGTCTAGCCAGAGTTGGAACCCGGAGTGTTGTACTTTTGCGCCTACGCCTAGTTTTTGTGCTACGTAGTCGAGTTTGTTGGATGGGAATTTGAATTGATTTTTGACTACGCGCATTAGATCTAGTTCTTTCCATGGGCGTGGTGGCAGGTAGCCGTTTTCGATGAATTCGCGTTTGATGTGTTTGGAGTCGAAGGCTTGTGAGTTCCAGCCGATTAGTACGTCGGCTTCGTTCATGATTTTGTGTAGTTCGTTTAGCATGGTTTCTTTGCCATGGTGGTGAACTGATTTGAAGATTACTTTGTCTGTGCCTAGCCATCTTGCGCCGAAGCAGATTACTTCGGTTGATTTCTCTAGTTGTGTGATTGCTACATTCTGTTGCCATAGCCCCCATACATGCGCCAAGTTTGGTGATGTTTCTAGATCTAAGAATAGTATTTTCATAATTTCAGACTAGGTCGCGTCTTTTCTTGTCTATGTCAGCGACACCCTGCGTTATGTAATCGTTATCAAATGGTGTGATGCTGATTAGTACGCCGGGTTGGTGCATGTCTGCGTAGGTTTTGCGAACTGTTAGGTCTACTACGTCGGAGTCATCTCTCCAGACGCCGGCTTTGGTGATGCTGTCTAGTGCGGCTCTGGTTAGTTTGTCGATGTCGTAGGTGCCAGTTGCGTATTGTCGTTTGACTGATTTTGGTCTTGGTAGCCAGAAGGTTAGTGCGACGTTGACGGCGGTTGTGAATGGTGTTGGTTCTTCTAGCATTTTGAGTTGCAGCATTCGGGTCATGTGTTCGCGCCATGCTGGTAGTTCTTTGTTGGCTTCTACTAGAACGATGCTTTTGCCCCTAGCGAATGCTTTTTTGCTGCCTTGAGGTCGGGGCTGTCCCTCGATGAATAGTTGGAACATTAGAACGGCATGTCGATTGTTTCGGCGTCTGTCTTTTGGGTCAAGATGTCGGCTGCGTTGCGTACTTGTGTTGTTTTGGATCCGTTGATTGTGATGGCTACGTTGTTTAGTGAGTGTTCGACGATGTTTTTTGCTTCGGTTGCGTTCTTTGGGACGTAGGTTGCTGATTTGGTTGATAGGTCGCCGGATACTGTGATTGTTTCGCCTTCGTTGACTTGGATGTCGCGTGTCCAGATTGTCCATAGGCGGTTTCGTTTTTCGCCTTTGAATTCGAATGTTTCCCATGCTTTGATGTAGCCGTGTTCTGTGGAGTAGTTTCCTACTTCTGCAACGATTGTGACTTGTGCCATTTCTGTGTTCCTTTTCTGTTTTTTTTCGTAGGTTGTTATTTAGTTATTATATTAAGTTTATATTACCTTTAAGTGGACATCTGCGCCGTCCCGTTGCGTCTTAAATGACACCCCGTCGCGTCGTGGATGTCTACCCGTAGATTTTCGTTTTGTAAAGTTATCCACAGGTTTGTGCATAAGTGAACGGTCGCATCCTTCGGGGCAATCTAGCGTGAGCCAGTAGCGGTTGGTGATGCGATCCGGGCGGTATCCTGATCCGTCGTGACTGGCTACTTGTAGTTCGTCTAGTTCGACTAGTTTTTCGATTGCTCGTTGCACTTGTCTTTTACTGCAGCCTGATAGTTCTGCTAGGCGTTTTTGAGATGGAAAACATCCTTCTTCGGGAAATTCCCCTATGTGCCACGCTACGGCGGTCAAGACGGCTCTAGCGGTACCTGATGCTAGTGAATGATGTAATACGGCGCTAATGGCTTCTACGCTCATTCTGTGCCTTTCTGTGTGTATACTATCTTTACGCCCTTGTGGTGGGCGTCGCGACCTGTGAGTCGCCGGGGTCTACCTTTTCTGTGGGGTAGACCCCTTTCACTTTAGTTACTTCTTTAGTTCTTCAGCGAATTCTTTGATTGCTTTTAGTGTTTCGTTATCAACTTGTGATTTTACCGCTGATGTGTAAATGGTTCGTAGCGTTTCGATGTCTTTGTTTTCGTGGGCTTCTTGCGCTTCGATTAGGTAGTTGCGGTGTTCTTGTGTGACCTTCATCATTTCCTCGCGTGATGCGCGGTTCTTTGATGCACTGAAACCTAGTGTTGCTAGACCTCGCCCGATGGCTGATGTGCTTGCGTTTTCTAGGAATGATGCTCGGTTGATGTTGCTTGATCCGCGTGTTTCGTGCGCCCAGTCAACTGATGCCGGGCGTGGATCTTCTCGGTCTGTGAAGATGCTTGCTTGTAGTACAACTTCAGTTTCGTTGATTAGTTTGATCTCGGTGATGATTCGTCCATTTGGATATGCTTTCCAAAATTTGGTGATGCGGTCTGCTACTGGTTCGTAGTTGTCTAGAAATCCCATGTCTGTGTCCTTTACTTGAATGTGATGAATGGCTTGCCATTTCGGGCTTGAAGTGATATAACCTTTTCGCCGTTGTAGAAACCGTTTTTGGTGCCGTTTAGGTAAGCCAATACTACTGACTTCTTTGCGTTGAAGTTCTTTTCGGCTTGCTCGTAGATTACTTTAGCGGCGATTAGATCAACATAGAAGTCACCTAGTTCAATTTCGCCTTCTGTGAGTCCATCTGATAGTTCGCGCACTGTTTCGTATGTGCTGTTTGATCCGTCAAAATCTGGGGCAGTTCCATTCCGAACAAGGTCGTAGAATGACCGTACGCGGCTTTTCATCTCACCGACAAGGGATTCATCCCAAACGACCTCAAACTCTGTGTAGCGTCCGCCTATGACCGCGCAGACTACTCCACGCTTTAGACCAAGCACCATTAGGTACCAAAGTACCTGCAGTTTCCATGATTCTGGGATTTCAGTCACATAGGTTGCGGAGTGCTTGATTTCTAAAACGCCTAATGATCCGTCAGCCCATTCAATGATGCCATCTGGGTTAGCCTTCATCCAAGAATATTCGACTGATTGCCACGTGCCTGTTTCGTGTACGGTCAGCCAGTCTTTGTTTTCCTGCTCAAAGAATTGGCGAATTGCTGGTTCTAAAAATGTGCCTAGTCGCATGGGAATTGTGGAGTCTGTGTCTGTAATAAGATTTGACTTTTGCGCCCATAAGGTGTATGGCGATTTGAATTGTGATTTGCCAAGGATGACACCAACGTCACTGCCGCCAACCCCGGCGCGTGCAGCATGCCATTCTGGTGATCCGGATGTGAATGATCCAATGAACTTAGCGTTGCCAAGTTGTTCTATTTTCTGTGCAATTTCCATGCCGTCAGTTTAGTGGGCAAGAATGACAAAACCCCCAGTGCCTCAATACCGGGGGTTTCGTTTTAGTCCTTTTTCTTTATCTTGGACTGCACTGATTCTATTGTCGCATTCATGTGTGTGTCAAAATCTTTATCAGGCACTTCACCCTTGCCGGCGTATGTAAACGACAACGCTATCACTAGTGCGATAACTGAACCAGATGCACCAAAAACTACCGACTCTAAAGCGTCCATATTTAACCAAGGTAGGTTGCCAGCCCCCATAAAAGCGAGTCCTGTGCCAATAGCGAGCGCGGCGATGCGCTTTAGTCGCTTTGGTATTCTGTGCCATAACTTCACTTTACTGCCTTCTTTTTAGCAGGTGCCTTAGCCTTCGGCGTGGCTGGTTTCTCAACCTTCTCAACCTTTGGCTTTGCAGCGTCACGAATAGCCTTGTCAGCGTCCATTAGTTTGAACAAGTCAAGTAGGGCTGGGAATGATGCAAGGTGTGGCTTAGGTGACTTTGATGCTGCAGCGTGTAAGTGTGCGCCAACTGATGCTGAACCGGTGTTACCGATCTTGCCAATCACAGTGTCGTTAGTTACCTTGTCGCCTTTTTTGCATGTTGATTTTTCTTGCAAGTGTGCAACTAGAACAAATACGTCATCGTGGTCGTTCTTTACAGTGACACAGTGACCGAGTGCATCAGTCCAAAAAACGTCATGAACGACACCGGCTGCAACTGCGTAAACTGGCTTACATTCAGATCCGTTCTTGAAACCCCAGTCTGATCCGCGGTGTGGCTGTTTACGGTAACTGGCAAAGTTGCCCAGTTCGTCGCGTCGTTCTTTGCCGTTACCTTTTAGGAATGAGTAATACATTTATGCCCCGATTGCTTTGTTGATTAGTGCGATGATTGTTGCGGTCATGGCTGCGGTTAGTATCCCGAACAACATGGCATACGCTTCAATTTTTCGTACGCGGCGTTCTAGTTCTGCATAGTTTTTGACCGTTGCTTTGATCTCGGCAATGTCTTCGACTATGCGAATTAGTAGCGCTTGTTGTGTTGGCTTCGGGTCTGTCACGCTATGCCTTTAGTGCAGCGATTTCTTCAGCGGTTAGACCTAGTGCAGATAGTTTGGCTTCGGCTGATGCTTTGGCTTCGGCAACTGCTAGGGCTTCGGCTTCGCGTGTTGCTTCGGCTTCAGCGTAGGCGGCTGCGTCGGCTTCGCGTTGTGCGATTTCTTCAGCGGTTAGTTCAACTTCTTCAACTTGCCCGGTTGAGCAGTCAACGACTAGTTTCATTAGTGTTTCTGACATGGTTGCCTTTCGTATTAACTGACGGTTGCGCCGCCAGAACCCTTAGTGATTGTGTAAAGCGAAGCGGTGCTGTATTGTGACCAAGTGCCGCCCTGTGTTACTAGGTTTACAGATGTAATGGCAGCAGTTCCAGACCAAGAACCAGCAACTAAATCGGCGTATGCAGTCGTAGCGTTAGCCTCGGTAACTCCTTCGGCTGAAACAGATTTAGCAGTTGATGCTGTGTAATTTGGTATGTAGGCAGCGATTGAACCAAAAGTGCTTGTAGCATCTGGTAGACCAACAATGTTCACATATGTTGCTGATGCACTTGAGCCTGATGATGCTGTCGCACCGTTACCACGAAGTCGTAGCCATTTATAGTTTGATGCCGTGTCGGAATTGAAGCGTAGAAAAGCGTTTAAGTTTCCGCCAGTATCCTTACCGCTGATTACAACTAACAAATCTGTTGCTGTTTGTGGAATAGATGTGAAGTCAATGCTTGCTGCGCCACCTGCACCAACTTCTACGGTGCTTACCAAAGTCATAGTCATTTAAGCCGCAATTCCATAAAGAGCCAGTGTAGAGCCAGTAAGCATTGAACCGGTAATAGTAAGCGAAGTAATAGCAGAGGTAGAAGCCCACCTTGCAGCAATTCTCTCAGTAGAAGTATCCGCTTTAGTGATAGACCTCAAAATGGATTTATGCTTATCGGTTGCCGAATAATCAAATATGTTAAAAATAGACAAACCTGCGTTTGTATACCAGCCACCATAAATAGAAGCTTGTGCTGATTCTGTGTAACTTTTAGTGACAGAGCCATTTCCAGCCATCATCACATAACTGTAATTAGAGCCAGTATCTCCATTTACTGTTAATGCTGTGCCGGCAGTTGTTTCGACAATTAGAACAAGATCTCTGTATAACTGACTGATGCTAGAAAAAGTAACAGAACCGGCTGATGAACCAAGTGTGATGTTAGCCAAAGGCGTGTAAGTAGGTGTTGGCATGATTACCCCTTGATTCCATAAAGACTGAAACGGCTAGCAGTAGTCCAGTTGGTAATACCACCAGAGATTGTTATAGAAGATACCGCACTAGTGCTTCTCCAATTACCACTACCAAAATGAACTGCTTTTTCAGCATTTGCATAGCAACCGCCTAAATACCGAAGCGTCTTATTGGTGGTTGTATTTGCATAGTCAAGAACTGATATAACAACCGAACCATAAATTCCAGAAGTGAATTGACCTGTTGTAATATTTCTTAGGGTCATTGCAGTAGAAGTAGTGCCGCCACTGGAAGTTGCAGAAGTGCCATTACCTTCAAGAAAGTGGTAAGAATAATTAGAAGCGGTATCACTATTAAATCGAACAGATACATCCGATAGCCATTTATTGGTTACATCAGTGTCACTCATGACTCCACGAATTTCAAGATGCTTATAAGTGCTAGGAATAGAACTAAAAGTTATTGTGCTACTTGAGCCTGTGCCGTAAGCGGTGCTAATAAGTTCATAAGACCCAGCAGCACCACCAGCCCCTAGAAAACCAATAGGGATCAACATAACTAAGCCCCCAGGTTACCGATTAGGTAGTAAACCCCACTCGCGCCACACACAACAGTCGCACCAGCATACTGTTTAGCGGTCTTTAGATTACCGTCGGCACTGCTCAAAGTCACACCAGAACCAGCGGCAAAAGTAATCTGCCCAGACCCAGCCTGAATGAACTGAACTGACTGACCCACGCTTAGCACGTTGTCAATAGTGATAGTGATAGCCGACCCGGTAGAACGAATGAACTCGTTGGCGTCGCCAGAAACGATTGAATAGTTAGCAGACTTGTCATTCACGGCGGTAGTGATCACACCAGAAGCAACAGTCGCATCCTGACCAACCGCAACCCATGTTGAACCGTTGTAAGACTCCAACGCGTTAGTGTCCTGCAAGTAAGTAACCATGCCTTCGGTAGGCGTGGTTAGAACGCTGGAACGCTCGCTAGATGAAGCAAAGACCATAACGGTCTGATTCATCAAATAGTTGTTTAGTTCGCTGGCTTGCAACGGGTAGCCGTTAGCGAAAACTTTATATGCCATGGGTTAGAATTCCTTCCAGAGTTCTAGAGTAGTGTACCAGTTATTCACATCAACTGAATGACTAACACGAACGATTGTGTAGTAGTCCTGAATGCTGATGTTATCGGTGACATAATCAACACCAATAAGAGTGCCGGGTTTGAACGCTGCGGCTTCAGTCAAAGTACCTTGACGGTCAATCGCAGGGGTTTCAACCTGTGAAACTAACTTAGCCGGTGACTGGGCGAAAACTGCACGACCCCAGCGTGTCAATTCAGTTAGGTCAGTTGTGTTTACTGACTGATCGCGTGAACTGTAACCGTACAGGTCAATGCTGTCCTGATCTTCAAGAGTCACATTAGTATCAGCATCGGTTGTTAGTTCTAGGTAAAGGCTATTTGCTACTGCGTCAATGTCACCAACAACCGTGATGTCAGACATGCAAAGGTGGTAAGCATCGCCATGGTTGTTTCCAACGGTGTAAGTATCTTCCGGTGGGCTAGTGACAATAGTCGGACGGTTCTTTACAACAAGTTCACCCGATTCCGGATCAACCCATAGGACACCTAAACCAACTTGAATAGCGTCGTTGATAAACCCAGCCGAAGCCTGATTAGACTTTTGCTCAAGTGGCAATTTGCCTTCAAGGGTATCTGATTCGGCGCTGATTGTAATACCGGCATTGTCGGTAACAATTTCAAGAATTTCATTAGGTGTTGCATAGCCGGCAGGGAAGCCGGTTGTGTCAAAGTCAACGACGCGGTTATTGACTAGGCGCTTGTAAAGGTCATAAGCCTTGATCTGGATAAGGTTAGGCTGTGTTGCCCCCGGATAATAAGACACATTTACTGTATCTAGGAAACCAGTGAAAAAAGTGTGCTGCACGTCGCCATTATCCAACCGGACACGAACCTGTGTTCCCGGGCGAACTGCGCTGTTATTGTTTGGGTCAAAAGTCCAAGACTGTAAAGTGATGTTGCAACTGGCTGGTTCTGGCTGAAAAAACATGTTCGACTGGATAGAGCCACCAAGGCTGAAGTCTGCCGCAACTGTTTCCGCTTCAACCGGTTGCCAAGTGAAACCAAAACCTGCACTGCCGTCAGATAGAACATCCGTGCCACCAAGTTCAGAAACACCAAGGATAAACTGTCCTTGACCTGCTAGAACATCGGTGCCGCCTAGAAGGCTTACACCAAGAATAAAAAGGTCGCTGGCTTCATCGGGTAGGTAGAGTTCAACCTTTAGGTCAGTGGCTATGTTGAAGTTGCTTATCATTAGCCCTGCAACGCCCTGCCAAGGCTTGTGCCTGTAGCGTTAGTGAAACGCTTAACTTCGTTAATGGTTGTTTTAGCGTCGTTGATTGTTTTGACTTGAACGGTTACGTTTGTTGTCTTTGAAGTTGTTGTTTTCTTAGGCGGGTTTAGTTGGTTCAATCCGCTTTGAATTGTTGTAGATCCACCTGTGATTTTACCAGCGTTGGAAATGCCTTCGTTTATTATCTGCATACCACCAGCAAAGTCGAATGACAAAATCTTTTTCCAGCCTTCAACCTGTGAAGTAATGATTGTTCCTGCAGCGTTAAACGCGTTAATAACTCCAGCAACACCGTCAACCAAGAATGTAAAGATATCGCTGCCGGAAACCTTGCCTTCTACGCCCTCCCATGTGTCGCCAAAGGTTGTAATAGCCTTTGTCAAACCAGCCCATGACTTACCTGTCTTTGTAGCAGGGTCATTTAGTTGTGCAAAGAACTCCATAACCTTCGGAGTAAGGTCGACCATGAATTCTGCAAATCGTTCAAGTATTGGTAATACCTGCATGCCAATTTGTTCCTGAATTTCACCAAATGCAATATTCAAACGCTGATAGGCATCTACGTTCGCGGCTTCTTTAGCAGACCCAGCAAAGGCTTCTGCTAGATCCTTTTGCCAGTCAACACCGTCTGCAGCAATACGGTTAACTTTATCTTGCTGGTCGGCGACCTTTTCCATCGCCTTTGTGTAATCAGTTCCAGTAAGACCGATAGCCTCGTTCTGCAACTTGTTAAGTTTTGTCATTTCCTTGGCGTAATCTGATGCATTCTGAATGCTGTCAGACATTGGTATACCAAGTTTTGTCAACGCTGCCATCTTGCCCTGATAAGCCTTAGACAATGCCATAGTTACTGAAGTTAGACCCTTACCTGATCCGGCGCTTACGTCAGTTGCTAGTGTCAACAACTTCATCGCTTCAGTGGATGATTTGGTAGAACGTAGCAAAGTGGCATAAGCCGGGCGTAGTTCGTCATCCGCTACGGATGCAGATAGTTGCAACTTGTTGATTTGTTTTTCAACAGATTTAATTTGATCGTCAGTTGCCGCAGTTGTGTTGCGCATCTGATTGGCAAGCAAAGTCTGTGACTTTAGGTCGTCAATAGCAGCCTTGCTGGCTTCTTCGAGTTCCCGTCTGATGATCATCAAAGAGAAACCAACGCCAATAGTGGCGAATGCTTTGTTTATTCCCGCAGAAACCTTGCTGGCTCGAGAATTCATTTGCTGCAACTGTGTCTGGGCGCCCTTGGTTGCCGCAGTCAGATTCTTGAATTCACCAAGAATTTCAACATTGAGCACTAAACTCATTCGGCTACCTCGTTCATCTCATTCCATACGCCAATGAAGGCTTTATATTCTTCCAAGGTAAGTGCTCGATATTCCGCAGGTGACATCCCTGTCAAAAGGCAGAACCTCGCCATTCGCTCGGCTTGTTGCAGTTTTATGCTTTTGGGTCTTCTGTCACACCTTCAAACAATTCCAGTGCGTCAGAAAATGTGACCTTGCCAGCATCTTCCATTTTAAAATTAGGGTCAGTGCGCTTTTTTGCAACCCAGATGATTGCCTTCAGTGCCTTGCCTTTTAGTTTACCAGCGCCCATTAGTTCATCCATAGCAGTTCCGCTAAGGTTCTCAATGGTTTCTACCTCATCAAGAGTTAGATTGCTGAAAAAATCTTGTTTCATTCTTCTGTGCCTTTCGTGGAGTGGAACGCAATAAGTGTATCAAGTGTTCGGTAATAGTTCCTGTAAACCTCGTCCCTAGTTATTCCTAGAGCCTTGATAAAGAACGGTTGTGGTTTGATGTTGCGTTTGAACCAACCCCAGTGAATAGGGTTAGCGTATGGTACCTTGCCGTTATTACCGGCTGATACCGAAACTTTTGTTAGTGCTTTAGAAACACGAATAGAGTTTCTTAGTGCACCTGTGCGTACTGGCACCAAGGTTCGGGCTTCTCGAGCAACAACTTCACCGGCTTGTGAACCGGCTGCCTTGATCTCTGTTGCTGGAACTCCGATAGCCTGTAGGGCTTTGATTCCAGACTTGTAGCCTTTTACCTTGATGCCAGACGCGTTAGACATTGTTACGCAGTAGCGTCGATAGTTACACCGTAGAAAATGTCTGATGCAGGAGTGTGCGGAGTGTTCTTGACGGTTAGGTCAATAGCGAACTTCGTGATCTCGTTGCTTGTTAGTGATAGTGGTGGCAACTGGTCAAATACAACAGTACCAGTGTAGTGCGGCTGGTCTGCTGATGGTGTTGCGTTGCCGTTTGGTGCGATTGTGAACGCTACTTCGGTTCCGAAGTTGTCCCATAGTACGCGGTAAAGTGAAGTGTCTTCGCCTGAAGTAATTCCCTCTAGGTGAAGTGTCCACTGACCGCCGACGCGTGTTTCGCAGAATGTTTGAACATCGCCCGGGGCGTCATCCAAAGTAAGTTCTACCATGTTTGCGTCGCATGCGTAATCGGTTGTGCCGATCTTGAAGACAATGTTACTTGCCTTGATGCGTGTTGATGCTGCCATGTTAGGCGACCTTTCTAAATTGTTATTGCTAGTTGAACGTAAACGTTTGTGCTTAGGTATTCAGCGTTGTTTGTTTGCAAGTTGTAAGGTTGGTTGACTGATGTTAAGCGCACGTAAGATAGTGGCTCAATAGCATTCAACACGTTTTCAATTTGCTGATCTAGGTTTTCAGTTGCCTTCTTGTTTGTAGCAGTCGAAGCAACCAAAACCAATTCCAAGCCAAGGGTGTATTCCCCGAACTCGGCGGTTGTGACGTAAGGTGACGCAGCGTTCAAGATAACGATTGGCGGTGTGATGCGTTCTGGAACATATTCCAAAACATTCAAACCAGCACTTGCTAAATCAGTTTTGAACTGGACTTTAGCGTCGTTTATCTCGCTCATACTGCGTAACCTGTGTACGGCATCAGCAAAGGATAAACCGCGTTCATCGGGTCTTTAGCGACACGAATTGGCGATCCATCCATGCTTGCAAATTGTGCAACACCATTAGGCGCACTACGACGGTGGTAGAACTCCGAAGCGCAAATCATAACCGCTTCAACATGTACCGATTCAGGAACGGTAACGTCCCCTTGATACCTGTCAACGAGTTGATGACCAGCGTTTAGACACTGGGTAACAAAGTCGCCTGTGTCGTCAGTACCTAGGTACTCCGCGAAGTCTACCACCGAAATAGTGAATGCCATTTTTTAACCTTTTGCTATTAAGCGGTTACGTCCAACTTAACGATTGCACCCTCAAATGGGATTGTGAATGCAGCGTAACCATATACTGAAATATCGTCAGTTAGGGTTGTGATGTCACCTGATGATAGGCGAACTGGTGAACCTGCAGACTCAAGAGTCTGAACGGCTGCACTGTTAGCCATGTAAACAACACCGGTAGCCAAGGCTGGATCAACGATGATTGGTAGACCTAGAAGTGAACCGCGAAGACCCGGAACGTTAGATGAACCAACGTTGTTGCTTCCCTGACCATCTGCAAGAACTACTGGGCGACCATCTGAACCGGCAACCTTTACGATCTTCACATAAGCGTCTGGTGCCGCAATGATGAACTCTGGGGTTAGACCAGTCTGTGCCTGAATGTAAGCAGCACCGTTAGCAACACCTTCGATTAGCGAAGCGGCAGTTCCACCGTCAGCATCAAAGATCTTGTCAGTCCAAGTAAGCGCAGCCAACTTAGCAACAAGCGCTGCGTTAGTAGCCTTAGCGTACTGGATGGTTAGAGCGCGGAACGCGGTGTCTAGGTAGTTCACGCTTGAACGCTCAATGGTCTGGCGTGAGAATGAAGTGTATCCACCGTAAGTTACTACGTTTGCAGAAACAGTGTCGATTGACAAGTTACCGAATGATAGTGCTTCGTTTTCTGGATCCTGAACGCCCACTGCAAGAGTGTTTGTTGAAACCTGTGCGTACTCAACGGTTAGACCTGCAGATGGCAGTGCGCCGCGTGAGAATGCTGAAACGGTTGGACGGTTGTTAACGATTAGGTTGTCGATGTAACCCAACCAGCCCGGTAGAGCAACGGTGTCTGCAGATGTGCTTGCAGTACGGATTGCAAGTTCCTTAGCATCTGCATCGCCTGATGCTAGAGCCTTTACGAACTCACCCTGTGAACGGAACTTTAGTTCTGATGCTGGGGCAGTTGCGACGGTCATACCTGCTTCTACAACGCGGCGCAGTTCTGCAACCTCGTCCTGAACGGTGCGAACGTCAAGTTCAATGTTTTCTGACATTGTTTCACTTTCTTGTTCAATTTGAGGTTCGTCCGGAGTGTCGATCTCGACTTCCTCGCGAACTTCGCTGATGTTTGCGCCTGAATAGGCAGGGAATGGTACAACTGAAACTTCCTTCAGATCTACCAAAGTACGAACTACAACATTACTGTCGCGTTCGTTCTCAACCGGGATGAACCCAACTGAAAACTTGTTTAGGACGCCATCGCGTAACAAGGTTAAGATTTCCTCGCCGCGTGGGGTCTCGCTGATATAGGCTGTAATTTCAAAACCTTCATCTGTTTCGCGACCTTCAACAACCTTGCCGATTGGTTCGTCGTGGTTCCAGAATAGTTTCACGTCTTCGATGGTCTGAATGGCACCCGGCGCAAAACGCTCATAGGTGTTATTTGCAATAGCAATTTCCTGACCGTATGGGACGGCTAGACCGGTGATTGTGCGCTGATCAGTGTCAACTACACCGCGAAAATCGCGTGTTTCAATGTTAGACATTTAGTCCTTCCTTGGTGCGGATTTCTTCCACTGTCAAGAAACCTGCATCAACGCCGGTCTTGTAGTAGTTGTAACGTGCGGCAACATCAGCCTTGAATAGATGTTCAAAGTCGAATTCAATACGGACGCCGCGTGGCAAGCAGTTGCTTAGTGCGTCGGTGATTGCATCGGTGTATGCCATTAGTGTGTGGCGGTAGAAGACTTGGTTTTCGTCTTGCAAGTTGGTGTAAGTGTCAGATGCGCCCGGAACTGATGTTAGAAGTAGACGTGCTGGAACACCGAACAAACGTGCAATTGCTTGAACTTGCTGGTCTTGAACTTCAGTGAATAGTGCGTCACGTGGGCTTAGGGCAATTTGCTGGTATTCGAAGCCATTGCCTAGAACTGCAACTTGACGGTTCTGTTGCTTGTTGTGCCAGTTAGCAGTTACAAGTTCTGCGTCGGCTTGATTCAACATCGCGTTAGTCTTTAGAACACCGGTAGGTACTCCGGCTGCAGTGAACCAGTTTCCTGCATAGTCGCGTAGGTCAATCGCTGCACTAATGTCTTTACGGCAAGAGTCAATCGGGCTGACACCGCGAAGGTATCCGGCGCGGCTGAAGATCTTTAGTTGTTCAATTTCGTTCTTGGTGTATTGCTTGCCAAGGTAGTTGTAAACGATGCGGCTTAGATCTGGGCGACCATCGCGACCAACTGGGTTTGTAACTTCAACCGCTGACGATGGCAAAATGGTTAGGTTGTTTACCTGACCGTTTGAGCCGTAAGACTTATACCAGAACGCGTTGCCTGATAGTGCTAGTTCGGTTACGGTCTGGAAAAGAAAATCGCGACGGTTTTCTGTAATGCTTGGCTTATTTACAAGAACTGGGTTATCAACCTTAACTTCGATACCAGTTGCGTATCTGTAAGTGTTGATGGTCATCTTGCTAATAGGGGTAGCGATGATTTGAACCGCGCGGTAAACGGCGGTTAGTGTCAGTGCAGTGTCCGGGGTTACAACGGCGGCTGATCGTGAAGGGATAGTCGGTTGTGCGGCGCGTGACTCTGTCGGCTTAGTTAAGCGTGTCCATAAAGATGCCATATTCTAAATATAGTAGCACATACTGTCAGACATTGGTGCTAGAATACTCCGACGGTGGCGTGTTGCGCTCGTGATGAAACATAGAGCGCCATAACAGTTGCCATTACCGCGTCAATTTCTCCAGTCGATTCTTTACGACTAATCAACCAAGTTTCCCCAGTGTATTTAGAAACACCGTTAGGCATTTGAGCGACCAACAAAGGATCGTTGTTGTGCCTAACGGTGCCTGTACTAAACATAGCAAACACCGCCGAACAAGCCGCTGACATTTCCTTAGTCCACAGTTGCCACACCGGAATGCCCGCTAACTTAAGGCGTTTTGCTAGGCTCGGTAGTTGACGATCATCTAATGCGATTGCCCTTGGTGAGAACTTGCTATAAAGAGATGTTATCTCGTTGAATAGTTGTTGCTCGGTAGGCGCTACCAAAGATGAAACTAATTCTGTTTCTTGAACGTCGCCGTTTGTGTTCGCAAAAGCGATTGTGGCATGTTCCCAGTTCTTGCTGATGTCTACTGCGAATACGCCGGCTTGCATGTTTGTTGCACCTCGACCAGTTGCAGCCTTGAACAAATTACCCGGCAACCAAGAAGCCGCTGTCCCACTGATGAACTGATTGAGTCTGTATCTCCGGGCTTCATGTTCCGGAATTGTTTTCAAGTCGCTGATGACTTGTTCGACTGGGATGCGACCTGCAGCAACAGATGGGTTCGCTGCCATGATTGCAACCGGGTCATCTATCGGTGCGTTATCCGGGGCTGTCCATAAAAAGAAACCAAATCGTTCAAGATCATCGGCACCATTAGCGGCTGCAGTGCCTGACTTGTACAAGTTGATCAGTGTTTCTGATGTTTGATCACCGGCTGTAGTGATACCAATTACGATGCCATCTTTGCGCTGTGAAGTTCCAAGTACCGCTGCACCCCACATACCTGACTTAGCCAAGTGGAGTTCATCAAATAGACAAAGGGACATCGGGATTCCCTGAAGGGCTGATTCTTTTGCAGCCTTTACGTCATAACGCCCAGAATTGTCCTGTGTGACAATGCCGCGTGTTTCAGTAGCACGTTTGAAGCGTTTACGCAGGAATGGGTTCTGGTTGATTACATAGTTGACGCGGCTATAAACAATATTTGCCTGATCAGTAGATGAAGCCAGTGAAATAACTTGAGCGCCTTGCTCGTGCATTAGCAAACCATACAAGCCAAGGATCGCTGCCAATAAGGACTTACCGTTCTGACGACCAACCGAGATGACAACCTGACGGTATCGAAGTCTGCCCGGGTACTTTGGATGATCGGCCGGGTATCGTTCCAAGATTGCACGCAACAACCAACGCTGCCATTCATCGAGTGTCAACCCATCCGGCGACTCCGGCGACTGCCAAGCAATGTTGGCAAATTCGATAAGCCTGTCGCCATCGGTTTCAAAATCGTCCGATAGTGGCTGGGTGTAAATCGAAGGCAGTTGAAGCATTATCGCGTTAGCAGTTTCTCCAACGGATCAACTTCTACAATGCTGGCACCGATCACTGACTTGATTTCGAGAATAGTTTTGCGCAATTCGGCTGCAGTAGAGGTAGAACGCTTGTCATCGAACTCTTTAGCCAACGCCAGCGCAATGCCCGACAAGACCTTCAGTTCCGTATTTAGTTCCAAAGTATCTAGCCATGCTTTGAGGTCGTTCTCGGTCATCCTGTGCCTTCCTAGGGGATAATCTAACCCATATAT